GCTAAATTTATGGCCCCATAGCCAGAATTGTTTTTAAACGAAAGAAGGTCTGTGGTTCCTATTTTATATCCGCCTCGATCATCCTCATCAACCAAGTAAAAGTCCGGTGGAAACAGTTGCATTTTCCCTCTTTTGGATAACAATGCCATCCACACCTTATAACCCTTATACTCGTTGAACTTACGTTTAGATTCTTCGCCACATTTGCCTTGCTCTACCCATCCCCACATTTGGGGATCTACGCCAAACAATATACTCGGCGTAAGCTTCTCATATGCCCTATTAATTCCTATCGTTATCTCATTCCGCAATAAATCAAGGTCAACGTTTTTTAAGCTTGGACCGCCGCCAATAATAAAACATCTTCTCCCTTTCCACGCGTTGTTTCTGACATAATCCGAAAATTTCTTGGGGCCAAGAACCGTTCCTTTCATTGTTGGGGACGGCCTTCTAATTCTGGTAGCATCACCACGCATAGGACCGGCACCGCGTCTCGGCAAATCGGTGATAGTGAGAATTTTAGTTGGTTTTATCTGTGGTATCAATACACTTTTTTTTGCTCTTCTGCTCCGAGGGCGCAAGCCTGCCAGTGATAGTGGCTTCGGTGATTCATGGTCAATTTTAAAAACTTTATTTTTTTTCGGAGTATCATGTATCGTTAGCATCTTTTGTCTCCAAATTAAAAGGGGGCCGGTGGCGCGACCCCCTTACCCGGACACTACGTCATGACAACTTTTTAGGATGTCTTACAACGCACTAATTGCTTTTCTTCACCGATTGCACCGCCGTACCATTGCCATCCTACAGCTATCTCGGTAAACGCCTCTATGTCAAAATCACTGAAGATCGTTAGATCCATGCGATTGGCCGATTGAATCTTATTTTTCGGCAATATCACATAATAATCTGATGTGTTAGAGAACATGAGGGTATATACTGGTCTAACGTTATAGTTGACCTGTTTGGTGCTTGACGAGAATGGTTGCTGTACCATACCAAGAGCGCGCTTAATTCTTCCCACATTCTGTATCGGGGAAACAATCAAGAATTCGCTTTTCGGAGAAACACTCATCCCAAGGTCTTGAAGCCTTATGAGAATGTTCTCACATGCCTTGTTAATCGTGTTGATATCACGAATAGGGACATAATTCTCGTTGGTATTGGGCACAGCACCTGTAACAGCTTGATATGCTAAGTCATAGGTGGTAGGAATCGCCTCAATAAGATCGTAATGATCTTGAGCCTTAGACTCCTTGGCCTTATTCCTGAACTCAAAGGCATTGTCCTCGATAGTCCAGTATTCTTTATTCATAAAGAGCCGTCTAGACCAACCTAGACCTGCCGAATACATATCAAGGGTTACATTAACCTTTGCGCCTGACATTTTGTATATCTTAGCTTTCATGCCTTCAGGCGTGAGATTGAATCTCAACCCAGATATCACATCTAAGATATCAAAACTATCTCGATTTGTGCCTCGCAGATCGATCATCTTAAAGGCTTCTTCCCAGCCGTTGTCAAAATAGAGTGACTGATGGTATTTATCAAGTACCTCCAGCACGCTTGCGGGGAAGTCCTGCGATGTAGCGAATGCTTGAATGAGAGAGTTTCTGGCCGCGTTAGGATCACCAGTACTAGAAAATGCTTGAGCGGCTGCCCTGAATGGCGGTGTTTCTGGCTCTAGGCAGAATTTATTCATCGCGCCACGTAGCATACTCATGGCGCCAAGGTTATGCATTCCACCCATTTTCTCAAATAGCCCCCAATCGGAGACAATTTTTCCTTTATAAGCTTTCATTTTATCTCCTCTTAGGCTACGATACCGAGTGTGCCTATTAAGTGAATTTCAATTGTTTCATCCCCAACGGACGGTGTTACAAGAACAATACCGCATAAATAGTTCCCTGCTGCAGTGGCATTTACTTCAGCATCGGTAACATCAAAGTAAACTTTGCTGCCTACCGCAAAATCAGCTAAATTTCCCGAAGTAATCTCCACGCATGGAACTATTATCTTGGCGGCATGATAGTTAAGAACCGCTTGGTATGTGTCTGCTACTGTTTCAATAATGACTCCAACGGTGTCCTCAAGTCTTATCATCTGCCCAGCAGTATAAGCTTCACCGGCAGTGAATTCTAGGGACGCCCAAGGGTCATTATTGGTAGAGCATCTTAAATGATAATTGGTTCCTCCAAGAGCCATAATAACATTCCTTATGTTATGTCTTCAGCGCTTCTTTTGCGGCCGCGCCTCCCGCAATTAGCGGATTTTGTGCAGGATCCATCTCTGCTTCAAGAGCTTCATCCCCCATAAGGACTTCGTTCTCTCTCGGCGTCTGACCCTGTCTTTGGCCACCTACCGTCATATTTGGCGGTAGCGTAAACGTTTTTTTATCGTCTACGGTATCCGTTTTTACTCCAAATAATTTGGCATTTTCATTAAACTCAACCAGTTGCTCTTTGATGAATTTACCCACGTCTTCCTTGAGGGCAACATCATTATCGGCAACCGTAGAAAAGCTCTTATAATTGCGCTTGATGAATGTTTTGGCCATATCAGTGATCTTGCTTTCAGGATCAGCTAATACCTCGTCAAGAACGGTACCGGTTTTGGATTGCACTGTATGCTGCTTTATCGTTTTATCTTTTTCAGCATTTTGGTTCTCCAATTCGGCTATCTTCTCTCTCGATTTATCAACTGATTCTTTCCACCTATCCGCTGAACTTTGTAAAGTTGTTTTTGCTTCTTTAACTTTACTCGATACAGTTGAATCCGCCATAATATCTTCGATATTAAACACCTGCGTTGGTGTCAATCCGAGTTCCTTTACGGCTGCTAACGCTTCAGACTTGTTCATTTTATTATCTCCTATTCCTCCACCGAACGCCTGCACATAAGCCTGCACTGCGCCAAGTAGGGTTGCTCCCGGAAACCCGGGGGTGTCTATGCCGGCAGAGCTTAATGCTATACCTGACACGTCTTTCACTTCTGTTGGCCATGCCTGAACATCGTCATGATTGAACTCAATTTGAGCCTCAACGCTCGCCACTTCAAGTGGTCTGGACTTGAATTGTGGATAAATATAGATAGCAGCGAGAGTGTTAAGACGGTCGCCTATTTGCTTCATGGCTTTGCCAACAACTTCTCCTATTTGAATTCTCCCTTCATGGGAGTTTGTAGTAGGGTCGTGCCGATTAAATACAGCAGTGCCAATATTAAGTTTCTCGCCTATTGCCTTTACTGCTGCTTGAATCCATGTGAATGTTTTTGTGCCTATACCAGGCAGATGCAGATTAGCTTCACCCTCATGCCCAATGGAATATAGCCGTATTTCGGGGTGATCTTCCCGAGCTTTAAGATTCCTCATTGTAGCAGAATCAATTAGTTCATCCAACGTTATCTGATTGAACGCCTGTATTTGCTGCGCTTTTAGATACTGACGCATTATTTGCTCCTGTTACTGTGGTTAACTCTGGTTTGTCAATAGTGGCGTCTAAAGCATTGGGGTCAAGATTCGTCCCAAAAGCGGTATTATACATAATCATTGCTTTTTGAAACAATTCTTCATATGCTCCCATCCACGTATTGCGCTCTTTATTTGTTGATAATACAATAAGTTCTATTAAATTTTCGGCTGTGTCCCTGTTGCTCAAAAGTTCCGGATAACCAAGAAAATGTACCGGTATACCAGTTGCCCCCGAGATGGTCTTAACTAACGTTTCTGTTTCGGATTTCAGCGTTGTAAAGCCATCACCTTTCCACCCTTCGAGCTTAAATGAGACGCCTTCACCACCAAGAATAAGCAACTTCCCTATTACCCAATTGCTATCATCTACCCATTTTTCTACCTCTTTTGCGGTTCGTTTGTCTGGCGCTATAATAACTGGCGTAGGTGCGGAAAACAGCCTATTTATTTTTCGCCAATCTACGATAGCGCTGTCTAAATCTCTCATCTCTCTAATAATGAAAGCCGCCTTTGATGGCGTCTCGTTCACCTTATCTATAGTCCCACCAAACCTCTTATAAACAAAGAGTTGGGGTTGCAAATCAAAATCAGTGTCATCCCCCGATCCGTCATACTTAGCATTTTCATAATCAAAAAAATCATAATTGGGCGTAGTTATCGTATAATTGAATTTCCTCCACGGTACGTGGATAACTCGTATTTGCTCTGCCTCTTCATCCGCGAGAAGACGTAGAAGCAATTTTCCTTCTATCTCTGCCTCTTTTGCATATTCTTGTGGCACTTCCTCGTCGAGATTGTTAAACCTCATAAATTCCTTGCACCACTCAAGTTCTTTTTCGGCATCTCCCTTGTAATCCTTATGCTTTATTACTCTTACACCCTTACCGACTGAAAACGCTGTTCTCATGTCAATAACGTTTTTAGCTATCATACATCCCCAATCAGCAATATTATCGTACATTCTGCCGAGTTCTATTACTTGGTTTCTGTATATATTAAATAGTGAAGGAGTTCCTATGTAAGCTTTTGTGGAGGTTGAATTTGTGTTCGTGGTAATATCTTGAGCCCCCTGTATTTCCGTAACTAGGTTACGCACTTGGCGACCCAAGAAATTATTCCGCTCTAATTGTAAATTATATTCCGATTTACCAAAAAACTTTGCGATACCGGTAGGCAATTTCATTATTATTCTCCGAAATGTTGCAAAATGCGACACTTAAAGAATAATATGGTCAAATTCCGCTATTGTCAAGAAGAATTATGATTATTATGTTCTTTTTTCTTTTTTGCTTAACATTTTATCCCCTATTCTGGCATTACATTTTTTTTGGCAGTCCCAATATACATCCCACCCAAATTACTGTACTTCGTCAGGGCAAAATATCCGGTTTCGTCAAGTGTATGGTTGTTTGCGTCCACCGGCTTCTCGTTTTTAACCTTGTACATCAACATTTCCCTGCGGATGTGCAAACATATACGGTTTATAAGCATCTTTGGCGCACCAGCAACAGGTTTAAGCGCTGATTTGACACGATCTATCATGGCGTCTATATCTTTTTTCACGATGATTATTTTGGCATTAGGAAACGCCTCTTGCCATTCTTGAATACTGTCGGGGCGTGAATTGTCTGGGACTATTTCTTTTACATACTTTGCCCATGGCGCCTTTAATGCCCTCTTTATAACTTGCGCATTTGTGGTGGATTCCTTTTCTGACTGCATATATAACTCAGTAACACGTATCCATGTGCCCTTGCCCCCAAGCTCATCAGGTGCCTCCTGCCACACGCCAACAGAAAAAGGAGAAACTCCCCCAAAGTCTATCGAGAGTGTAACGGGTTGTGGTCTTAATTGAACACTACAGAGATTTACATCTTCGTCCCACTCCTGTTCATACACGGTATCTCCAAGACCGACTTTGATACAGAGCCATTCCCGCGACAGCTCTCCCATTGACATAAAGGCTAATTTTTTTACAAGATCCTCGATCTTATAATAGCCATCGGCCTGCTTTATTTGCTTCCCGGGGCATAAAAAGCTTAGTTTACAAGTAGAACAATTAAAGTCTCTACAGGATTCTATACACTCCCAAATGCAATATTTGTAAATACTTGTGCCAAACTCTTTAGCTTTTTCCAACGCTTTGTCCATCTGCCCCATAACGTTATGATTGGTAGAGAACATGCCAAGGACGGCCTTGTGACCAAATTTAGAGAGAGGTTGAGAAAGAGCTGCGTTATAAACATTGGATTCAATCTCGTCAACCTCGTCTAACTTTAAACATTGTGGATGCGGACCACGTACAGATTTTATGCTTGCCGCCAAGATCGATACTTTTGATTTGTTTTTGAACTCTGTTCTGGATTGAAGTATATCGCCTTGTATGCGTGTATTAACCGGATCTGTCTCGTCACGAAATATTTTCATGGCTTCGTAGGATAACAGTGATTGCTCTAGGCTACCGCCAAGTATCCTTGTTTCATATCGGGACCTGCTACAGCTCTTCACCCACGAATCAAGTCCACCATAGAGGAAGGTTTTACTGCCTGCACGACAAGCCCATATAACATAATCACCGGCAACATCTCTTAAAACATCCGACACAACCCTGAATTGTGGGACATGATCTGGATTATTACAAAGCTTCTTTGTCCCCACCGTCGCTACCTGGAGGGCTGCCAGAAATTCCGTCACGTCTAGGTCCGTCTTCATCCCCTCGTCCAGGTATTTTTGTAAGATCTGTTTCCTTACCCCCTCCTGTAGGTTCTCTATTTCCTCCCTCGTCATTACCATGTATAACTCCTTTCGCAATCTCTATTCGCTGTTCTTGGGGCATATCATTAAAATTAAAAGTAATCCCTTCTATATTTGTTCCCTTCTTAGGTATATTTTTTCCAGGCGGAGCCATTGGAGCAAGCCGTTGATATGTTTCGAGGAATCTGCGATACTCGGCTATAAATTTAGTTAACTCCTCCAAATTTAATACTTTAACAGTAGCCGTAATAGACCCGTCCTCATGATACGCAAACGCAGAGCGTATTACAGCTTCCATTTTATCCATGACATCAACGGCTTTGCGGGCAATGGGATCATCTGCCGTTAATATAATATCATCTTCTTTTTTATTTCTAATTTCTACCGCATGTAATTTAAGCCGCTCATCCCAATTAAAGGTCTTTGCCCATGAACCTATTGATGTCGCTGAATGGCCTGTCTTCATTGATACTTGTCTAAGGGAGCGTTTATGCCCTAAGTCTCGGTATATATCAAAAGCTTCGCGGTGACGAGGCAATTCTATGCGCGGATTTAATTTATTCGCCATTGCCAACCTCTCTCAAATACATTTCCCTTGTCATCTCAGGGAAAATCTCTATTCTTATTTCCCATCGCGGTCTATCGCTGTACCATTGTGCAACACGACCAGCATATATTTTACAGTCATTTTCAATGAACTGCATTTTTTCAAGAGCATCGCCTACTTGTTTCCAGCAATTATCGCAATCTGGTTTCTTTGTAAATTTAATATACCCGGCGAGAGCTGCCTCTTTCCACCACTTAGGTTTTGATTTAGGTATTGGAAAGAATGCGTTTATACATAATATCATTGGATTACCGATAGGCACCAGTGGTCGATGCTTTTCCATCTCTTCAATCAAATAACTCTCATTGTACTTCTGTTCTTTTGAGTGATATGCAATTCCTGTTTTGGTGTGCATAACAGCTTTTTTGCCTGTAGGTTCCTGATAAATTGTAAAGCTAATAGTCTTCATGCATCGCTCCTTTCATTTGAATATTGCCCTAAAACCTTCCACCAAAAAATCTCCAATATAGTATAGGAGTTTTAATATTACAGGTACTATAATAACAGTTAAAAGTACTGCTATTATTATTAAAACCGGTAGTATGGGATGGTTAGGAATGTTCATGATTCACTCCTTTCTTCCTATCTTCCAAAGACAACGAGATAACTCAACAAGGAAAGCACAAACTATTATCCATACGATTAATAACATCATTCATTTCCTTTCTGGTGTTTTACAACATAATATACATGTTGTAGTGTTATATTAAACCTTTCTGCTATATGCTTTGCCTTCACCTTTTGCTTGAACAATAACGCTATCTTGCGTTTGGCAGTGTCCGTCAACAAATCATACGTTTTTCTCCGCATCAATCAGTCCCTTCACTTGTAAATGCTTGCCTTATGCACCCTCGTAATGGGTAGTTATTCTGCATAAACCAGTATAACACCTTCGATAATAAAGACAACCAACAGGAAATCCTACAGCAAAACCATGATGGTTGCCCCCGCCCATATAAATTATTTCTTTCAGTCCACCATAATCGTTTACAAGTTTTTGTACTTTATTACTTTTGAATGCTTTCGCAATGGGAACAAAGAATACAACATTGTTTGCTATTTCAAAGGCATGTTCAAGGAATTTGTCGTAGATACTATATGGTGGATTAGCTATTATCCAATTTATATGCCTGTTCCAATCAAAGAAGTCCAACCCATCAGATATTTCACACCGATATTTTTCTTCATTCGTAAATTTATCGTAGAAAGCATTCTTACCCGCACTTGGGTCTAATATCGAGCCCTGTGGGTTAAAATAATCAATAATCCATTGAGCAGTCTCAGACTTGGTATAAACAGTATCCCCCGCGGTTGCTTTACTACTACGATTAGGTTTTGTCGGTTTACCCATCAGTGCCCCTTTTCTTATAAATGCTTGCCTTTAATAACGGATATCAGTTTTCCATCGCTTGGATGAATCAATAATTTCTTCTAACCAATACACAAGAATATCATCAGCCTTAACAGTATATTCCGTGCCACAATGCTTACATATCACTCTGCCACCCTTCTCGGAATCCCAACAAATAATCCTTCCACATTTACATTTATCTCGCTTATCATTCATCATTCACTCCTTTTCTTAATCAACCGTTTTCCACATGAACTACATTTGAATTCAAAATTCTCATCATAGCCACGTGGTATATTTACCTCTCTATCACACTCTGTGCAAATAAGAGTATTATTTTCTTTAGTTAGCTTTTCTATACCCCTTTTTCTTGTCCAATTTCTTAATGCCAGATTATGGTCATGATATACTTTGCCATGAATAGCACAATAATCATTCATTTCGGCGATAAGATCAGATATAAATTTTTCTCCATAATCAATAACCAATCTTTTGTGTTCATCCTCAGTCAGTTTTACACGCTCACCGTATCTTTTTTTTACTTTCTTTTTATTATTTTCTTTACTATTATCTACTTCTTTATCTACTTCTTCTTCTTTGGGACGGAGTTTGTCCCGATACGAATCGGGAGTTTGTCCCGATATTATTTTTAATTGTTTTTTTGTATATTCATCGGTAAGTTCTTTTAATCTTGGGCAGTTAAGATGGACACTGTTATTTATTATTTCTGCATAAAAACCACTGCTTTTATTTTTATTATTTTTTGCTTTCTGATCAAAAAATGCCAGAATTCTGACAGTTTTCTGCCGAGAAAGTTGAAGATTTTTGGTAATTTTCTTCAAACTTATAGTATTTTTCCCGGGGTTAAAGATATCAAACTCATCAGACATAAGTTCCAAAATACCAAAAAAAACCAAATAACCATCACTCCCAAATTTTTCTATAGATTCAAAAATTAGAGAATCATTTAAACTTCCTGCAAGATGTTTAAACCACTTGATAGTACACCTCCTCGGGCATCTGATTCAATTACAATCGTAAGTCCGTTCTTTTTAATATATTCCTCAAGTTTTGAGTGGCACTCCAAACCATGAACCGATACAGGGCAATCTTTACATTGTATAAGATAACATAAAGCAGGGTGGAACTCTGGCTGTATTCTTATTATTTTCATTATTTATTCCTTCCCTTTTTTAAAGCAAGGCTGGCAAGGATTTGAACCCTGCAATGACAATCCACGTTTCCGAGAGCTACAACCTACAATACCCAATGGGTACTATTGTCTTTCCCCTGCGATACCATTCCGCCACAGACCTTGCTATTATTTAGAATCCCAACTGACCTGTCAATTTATCATTTGGAGGTAGCTCAGTAGGCGTTTCCGTAACTTCACCTGTTTCGATATTAACTTCTTCAGTAACAGCCTCTTCCGGGACTACATCTTCTGTTGGAGGAGCAACAATATCAGCCAACTGTTCGGTTTTAGATTTTGTTTCATCAACAGTAAACTCGGCGTCAACTATATCGGTAGCCTCGTCTGAAGTTATGATCCCCCGAAGAACGTCTGGATATATGTCCCTTAAACAAAATGTTCTGGCTCTGTTGAGTAGCATACGGTCAGGATAGAAAGTCCAAGTTCCAGCTTTCCCCCAAAGTGATGCTTTCTTGGCATCAGCTACCGTAAAGGTGTATGAATACTCGTCTCTACCCACACGCTTGGTTGTATAGATGTAACCATAATCATCAGGATATTTACCGCCCACTACGGGGTGTCCTGTTTTTTTAGGGAACCCGTATGCCTGTTTGCCGGAGGATTCGACTAAGCCAGGCACGGCGTCTCCCCATACACACGGACGCCCATTTATAACCGCAATATTCTGCAATGCCTGCATAGGTGGCAAGCCTAGTTCAAAGCCCATTTGTAGGGCTACGACGACCGCTTCGGGTCTATCTATGCCCTTTGGGGCAAGTCCTGATTGAATAACATACCCTGCGAAACGCCACATATCGTCAAGGGATGCTAATTCAAGACCCTTACTGTTTGTTGTGATTGAAACAGGAGTTGTTGCGATTGGTGTTGCACGTTTTAGTCCTTCGTTCTTTGCTGTCATGATGTTTCTCCTTATTGATTATTCTTTTCTGAATTATACCTATACTTTACGTAGTCTCGCTGTTCTTGAAACGGTTATTTTTTCGAGGGCAGCATAAACTACCGGAAACTCTAACTTCAGCCTCTTGGAGTCAATGCCTTTTCTTGACGATTCAAAGAAAGTAAACTCCTTTTCGTTAGTATAATGAGCACCTTCAGCGTCACCAAGCTCGGCAAGTAACGTAGCGAGAGCATTATCTTTTGCTTTGCCGGCATCAAGGTAAGCTTGTCTGGCATCATCCCATGCCCTAATAGTATCAACGGAAACTGGAGCGTACTTATCAGGCACACGCAATATACGCTTGAATACGTTGACTCTTCCTGGCTCGCTATCCGGGGGAGGAGTTTTTGTCAGCACATAATCGTTCCAAAACTGTTCACCACGCTCGATTATAGCCTCTATTATTTTTTCATCACGCTCAACAACATACATTTCCTCACGGAGACCCCACTTGCCAAGAAGTACGACTATATGGGCTTTCTTCCACCCCGTGCATAGCATTTGTTGATGAACCTGTAGAATAGTACGGAATGGCACATCATCAGTTCCGGGCTCGCCCCATTCGCCAACTAAGCCTGTTGTCTTTGCCTCAACGATTTCATTTTCTTTGTCAGCCTGATTATACTCTATGAAACCATCCAGATTACAAGCGAATATAGGATGCTCTTTACAGATAAATCTTAACTTATCAGGGTTTGTTGTTATTAGAATTCCCAGCTCGGTCTCTGCAAATTCTATTAGCACGGGCTCGTATCTGTGGCCTATCGATTGTGATTTTGTTGATGTGCCGGAGTCCCTTAACTTATGCGCCTTTAGTGCCCAAACATCCATAGCTGAGGCGAAGGGATTAAGGCTCTTGCCATCATCATCGGTGAATAAAGCCGCAATGTCACTTGATCCTAAAAACTTCTTGCGTTCTTCAAGTTGTTCATCAGTAATTGCCATAATTTGTTCCTTTCATTCCTGTGTGATTTTATTAAATACAGCCGTTCGGACTTCCTGTCTCTTATGGAATTCTCTCCAGAAACGGCGACGCTCTGGCCTTGTCCATCCAATAAGCTTTAGATGCCAATCAAGCTCATCTAAAATACGAATACTCTTGTTTACACGGTGCTTCCACCTCCACATGCGGATATACTTTAATGGATGCCTTGGTTCAAGCATAAAACATACGAACTTGTTACGGCGTATTCTTTTGTAAATGGATATAACAGCACCAACCGGCCAGAATAATATCATAGTGAAGATAGAATGTGATATGGGTTTCATAAGAAATCATCCTCTTCTTCATCCATGTAGCCACGCTCAATTGCAATAGCCATCATAAGGCGAGTGAAGGCATGGGCGAGATGATCGTCGTCCTTTTTGCCATTAACACAAGCCATTATATGGTCTTTAGCATGAGCAAGGTGCACCATAACGGACTGCCCTTTCCACTCATCGTCAGGGTACTTTATTTTCCCCTCTTCCATCACCTTCTGGATGTCGTTGACCACTTGATATGGCCAAAGTTTCTGTGTAGTTTTAACAGTAACCTTAATGGTTTTCTGCATTTGTCCCATTGCCATGATTCATTTCTCCTTTTCCAATCACATATCCAATAATACATACAATAAAAAACAATGCAACAAAAAATCCGGATAGCATCCAAACTACCCCTTCTGTAATCATTTCTCCTCCCCAGCCTTGTCAGGTGCATTATCAGCGCTATCTCTGTATGGGAAAGTAACTATATCCCTCACTTGAACCCACTCATTGATTAATTTTATTTGGTGTTCCCCTTCGGGCGCTCTCTGAAATTGCTCCATAAAGAGTTTTCTTGTTTTGAAATCAACATTGGATTTTTTCCCCGCCTTCTGCTTTTCTTCGTCTTTCTTGATAAAATGTTTGTAGACAGCATCGAACAAAGCTGCGGGCTTATCCATTGTCCCCTTGTCTACGTAGACGATAAATTTTGTTTTTCTTGCCATTATATTTCCTCCTTGAGTGATTGTTTAAAGCCATGCTCAATATGTTCCCACATAACACCCTCTTTTTCTAATTTTCTCCTTTCTTTCTTGATGAATTCGGAGAGAGCATACATTACCATACTCGTCATGGTAGGATACTTAGGCGTATCGCCCCCTTTTGTTAAATATAGAATGCGATCTAAGTTCTCAACTATATCGACATCGAACCTGAATGTTTTCATGATGCTTGGTTTATTTTTTAGAGGTGGCATTATTTCTCCTTAAAATATTTACATGTGCCGTCCGTGTTTATCTCAGAACAAATTCGCTTGCCATTTACGAAATCCTTTAAAGGCACCCAGACACTGGTACACATACCATCCTGCATGAAGCTATAATGAACACAATTACGACATAATAAGTAACTGTCTAATGATATTTCTTGTTTACAGTTGGGACATCTGATTATTGCCATGATTACTCCTCCTCGTGTTTTCCATCTTTAAAAGATCGATTCATACATTCTTCACACGGTTCAACTATAATTTCATCGCCCCATGTATGTGCTTTTAAGACTGATCCGCATGAATCACAAACAACAACAAAATCAATATTAAGTTCCATTATTTCATCTCATGTTTGCCTAATAGTTTATCCAATACCCATAAGAACGCCCTATCACACATCCGGTATAGTTCCATCCTACCCACGTATGTCTGCCAATACCATGCCGCAACCACTACCCCTGCCACAACAAGTAGTATTCCGATGCCCCATGCTAATGTCACCGCCATTCTGTATAGTATGTTAGGCATTATATCTTCCTCCCTTTGATAACTTCATACCATAAACCATCGTCTCGCTTCTCTACCGTTGTCTCAACCTCAATATGCCATCTGATAGCTTCGGCTGGCATGGTTACAGGTGAGCGCCACGGTAAGGGGTTAGGATTTTCTTTGGTAAAATGATACATGTCGTCATCACCGATAGGAAAATTTAGCTTTCTTAATTCATCGCAAACACTTATCCATGCGTCTTCAAATTCATCACATTTGTCTTCGCCATAGTCTATCCATTTAAACCCACCGGATTTGTATTCTATACAGACACTTTCTTCTTCAGTCCATCCACTCAATTTCCATGTCTCCTTAACAGCATACTTGCCAGAGGGATAACGGAGTGGAATACTATAATCAATATCAAAACGAGAGTAAGTTGCTTTTTTAAACACCAAATTTCCAACATCAAGCACATTTCTCTCAGTACAAAAATTTACATCTTTATCATCAGGCGGTTGCTCTTTCAGCACTCGCAGGATTGTAATCTCGTCCTGCTGTGCGAAGAATTTGGCTTCTGCGATTGTTAGGTGGATTATGTTAGGCATCTTTCTCCTCATCTCTTAAATTTATTTCATAAATAATAGCATTTTTTAAATCTATTAAACCATCGTAAGAAAATTCAACTAATTGCGAGATTAATTCATCTAATTCTTCTTCAGTCTGTGCCATTATATTACCCTTTCAATTTATTATGTTCATTTATTTGCCCTCAATCTCTAAAGAAAACCCTTTCAATAAACAGCGTTCCACTAATTAAATATATCAGAGTAAGGATAATAATAGATATTCTACCCGAAATTAAAATTGTATGAAGAAGGAAGCCTGCGCCTGTGGTTATTGCCAGTATAGCAATCGTTATTAAGAATGAAAATACCCATTTAAGTATCTTTGTTTTCATCACTGTTCTCCTCATGTATGCTGCCGATGCGTATAGCTTTCTCGGCGTAGGAAAGTTCTTTCTGTATATCATAAGAATATATACCTTCACCAATAGGATGTTTACTCGGTTCTTGGAATTCCCACTTATACCCAGTAAAAACAAATTTTACGAATTTACTGCCTCCACTACGGTTAAGTTGAATTTTATCTCCTTCAAACCACCATTCATCACCTACCTTGACACCAAGTTCGAGGCGGTCGCAACAGGCGCCTAAAATAAAATGAATATCCGCAGGAGCAAAATCACATTCATCATCAGATATATCTCTGTGAAAAGCACCTTTTCCGGGAACTAATCTAATGATACCAACGGGCTTATCATCCTTTATTACACGAAATCTTACTTCTTTAGTTTGCATTTCTTCCCTCCATCCTGTTTATTTTTTCTCACTATATGTGATATTTGTTGTGGTGATACCCGGAACGTTGAGCTATATATTTTTGTTCCACACCATCCTTATCCAAATCAAGTATTCTTAATATTTCTTTATCGGTCAGCCCGTCTCTCATTGTTCGCTCCTTTCACTTTGGAACGCTTCCTTCTGCTTATCATAATCCCCAGCAAACTCACACTTTTTCACATTCCTTATTGCTTTATTGTGGAATGAGCACCAAAACCATGTTTCAGGTCCGCTTTTTCCGGTAAAACCCGAGCGGAATGCAGGATTACGGCTAAAAGGGCAGTGCCCAATATTATACTGCCTACAATTGCCTATCATTTTCATTTCCTTACTCCTTTCGTTAACCTCATATATTAAAACGGGCGGATGAGCTAAGTAGTGGGAAATATGCTTAAACTTATATGCACTACTGGCTATGTAAAGAACAAAGCAATTATTGACGATATTGCCAAACGTGCTTGAAGCGTCATCCACCCTCTACTTTCCTTTCAGTATTTCAGCCCTAACCCACGCCTCGGTACCATCACCATCAGTAAATATAATGTATTTGAGTTTCCCGTTGGTGTGTACCGTCGTTATGTGAGGTTTTACTTCTTCAGCCATCTTGCGTTTCCTTGCGAGGTGTGTACTGCAACCGTGTTTATTTGTATTTCATTTAAGTGTCTGTGTTATAGTATGCTATGTTCGTTTAATACCGATGCTTTAAAATGTTACTGTAAATATCATACACTTGAAATAGCATGTCAAGAACTTTTTATAACCCCACTTAAAAACAGCCAATCCCTTGTGGCATCGTCATTTAAAACCGCAATATCTTCCCCACTTAAAACCAGAGACTCATTTAAAAACAGCCAGAGTCGCAATTTGCAACACCGTCATTTAAAACCAGGCTATTTAAAACCGTCATTTAAAACCAGGCTATTTAAAACCGTCATTTAAAACCAG